TCAAGCCTTACTACGGGGAGAATTTGGTTTTCTACAAAAATGGAATTCGCTACACTGCGACTTATGCAAACAGAACCGGAACGCTCGCTCATGCTACGCTTGGAGAGAGTGATACTTTCTCAACTGTTTCGGCAGATGCAGAGTTTTGGAGTAAAATTGCTGTAGGTACTATATTGACACTCAGTACGCCATACGACAACGCTGACGCAAGTTCACTGTATTTAAACTCTCAAAGTAGCGCATTGACAAGAAACCTACCTCAACTCGCCAACGGAACACGAGACACTAACTCACTACAGCCAGCAGATGCTTTCCTTTCCTTATGGCATCCAAATCTCGGTCGCCCATTCACTTGGTACAGTGATGACAGCGGCAGAGGCTTTTATGATAAGACAGGTAGTGCTGATGCACCAGTTGACCAAAAGCCATACAACCATGTACCTGAGCACTTTGAAACTATACATTATCACGACTTCAATTATGTCGCCAGCAAAGGACCGTTTGCACTCGGTATGGAATGGATTAAGCCTCCTAACAGCGGAGGCGGAGGAACAGGGGCTTCTTTCACGGCTAAGGAAATAAACGCTGATGCTCAATTAGTAAACCAAGGAGGTACAGTACCCAGCGGCGTCAGCAGTGGAGTGCTTATCAATAACGGAAGTGGTTATAACGCAGGTACCACCTCTGCTATGAACACCGATACTGTCAACGCCAATAGTAAATATGCAGTTGGCGAGAAAGTGTACAACGCCAGCGGTATTCTTATTGGAACAGTTACTGCTGTAGCGACCGGCTCAATTACAATAGGCGGAGGAACAGCAGTAGCAGTTGCTAACAATGACCCTCTATACCTGAGTAACCAGTACAACTTCGCAGGCTTTTGGCCCGGTGGTAGCCATGGCGGTGGCGCAGTCAGTCGTTTAGAATCCTACGGACATTCACTTATCGGATGGGGCAGTGACACTTTCGGTATGGACTGTAATACCTATCAAGACTCAACTGGTGTAGCAGAACTGGCTTTACCTAATACCAGTAACCGATGCTTTGGTTACCGTATGGGAGTTCGCCAACTGTACAACCGACCAAGATGGGCTCCTTATGTTAGAGGATGGCTTGAAGTCGCTAACAGTAACGCAATGCTTGGCTACTACCATGGTCCACTGATTCAACAAGACTCTAAGACAAGCGGCTGGGATTATGTCGGTAGTGACACGGGAGAAGCAGACCAAAATGTTGAGGCTATGTACATCGGTATATTGGAACGACTCACTCAGGTTTCCAGTCTACTTGGTCAAGACCAAATCGGTAGACAAGTCAGATACAGCGACGGTCGTCGTATGACTAAACCATTCGGTTGCCCTGTCAGAACGCTGAGGAATGCATCTACTACAACTCGCATGTACCCTAACGACGAAGCAGGTCAGGGTGTAGAAGAACTGGCCAAGGCTCATCGTCACTACATGGTTGACTGGTGGGGCAACACTCGTGGAGAAGATGTCAGGCGTTTCCCTGTGCGTGGATTCGGCTTGCGACCTTCTTGGGACCCCGAAGATGCTTATGCTGATACGAATGTAACGCACAGACCAGCCGCTCATGACTTGTTTGGTGGTGACGGTAATGACCGCTACAGTGGTAACGACAACAGCGACAACAACAACGCATCCAATATGGGTAAGGCTGACTGGTTCAATCCAGTCAGTGCCCTCAGAGTTGGTGACCGTGGTGACGGTCGTGGTGTACGCTGGCCTACTGTATTCAACGAAAGCCTACTGATGGCTGTCAGTGAGAAGCACGACGCTACAGGTCTCGTTCTCAGTCACAGTACAGCAGAGCCTATCTTTGGACAAGGACTCGTTAGGCCGAGCAACCTTGCTTTGCAGGATGGTGAAGTTGAGCGGGGTATCAGTGACCGTGTTGACCTCAATTCCGATGACGGCCTGTTGAAGCCGTCCGCACATGTAGGTGAGGCTACGGAGACGGTCAATGCAGACGACAGAGGTGCCGAACCTGTATCAAGGAATGATGTCAGAATCGGCCTTGATGTGGACACACTATCTGAACTCAATGACGGAGTTTCCCGTGAGTATGTGGTCATGTCTACGGAGGCTCACGGTCTACACACTGACAAAGAAGTAGGGCAGAGGACCAATATCCGTGGTGCTTACAACTCAGGTAGTCGCACTCTCAAAGACTTGGACATGACTGCTCTCAATTGGGCAGGACAGCCAGTGACTGGTGTTGTCAAGCATTCCAATGCTCATGCTATGTGGCCACTTGGTGGTACCTATGTGATGGATTGGAGCAAGCACTCCGGTGTGCTTGATGTCAAAAACTGGGGTACTATACAGCGTTTACCTCAGACTTCTTTGGAACTTTGGCTTAAGGCTGACTCACTTGATTTGGCGAACGGTGCCGCTGTAACTTCTTGGAAAGACTCAAGTGGTAATGGTCACGAGTTTGTACAAGCAAGTGCAAGTGCCCAACCTTCATTTGTAGCGAGTGATAGTGATTTCGGCAACATGCCGGTAGTGGACTGTGATGGGGGAGATAAATTGGCTACTGCGGATTTCAACGCTGACCTGAACCCAAGCCAAATGACATTGTTTGTAGTCGCCGCTTCCGATACAGATAACAATGATTACCAAGGTGTCATTGAGTCAAGGTCAACCAGTCCTGTAGCAAGAGCGGGTTACAACCTGTATGCTAAGTTAGTAGGTGGTCACAAATGGCAATTCTGGACTGGGGGAAGCAGTGCATGGAATGTGAGGGAATCTACTACAACCATAGCATTGAATCGGGCTGATTTACTTACTTGTATCGTTAGTGGCGGTGACGGTGCAGGTGCATCGGCCACTCAAACTCTAAGATTGAACGGAGTTCAAGAAGCAACTGGAACTGGAAACTTTTGGAAATCTACTGCCGGTCCTACTCAGATTGGTGAAGTACCGAGTGGTTACTATTTGAATGGACAAATTGCAGAAGTTATACTTTACAGTAGAGCGTTATCTACTACGGAAATGCAACAGGTAGAGACATATCTCGCCAGCAAATATAGCCTAACATCACCCCACGGCGTACCGCTCACTGCCTCTTCAAATCCATACAGTGATGCTAACCATGACCCTGCATTGGAGAACATCAACTATACTGATGATGCTATTCAGTTCATCTACCGACCTGCTCATGGTCTTGATTACAAACACAGTCAGATGTTCCGACCGTTCATTGATACGACAGGTCCACAGGCTGGCTCAAACTTCTTTAGGGCTACTGCCGGTGGTAAGTACGGAATGTTCACCAGTGATGTACCGAGCGCAAGGACAGGAACTCCGAGCAGTCCACCTTATGCACCCGTGTATTCTGTAGACCCACTACTACCAATACAAGCGTCAAGTTCAGGACCCAAGATACAAGGCGTAGAGGTCGCCGGTTACGACAAGGCTGACATACGCTCTCCAGTGGCCCGTATGGTCATGTCAGAGAACACACTGGAACACTTCCGTTCTGACGCCAGCCGTCGCTCTACAGACGATGAAGAAGGGGACTATGAAGTTCAGCCGAGATTCAGTCAGACCCTGCACCCAAAGGGTAGCAAGGGTGATGCATCTTATAACACCGGAGACCATAGCGGGGAGTGAGTAGTATGTCGGCAATGGATGAGGCTTGGTTTTTGTTAAAGCAAACATACCAATCGGAATTAGGAGAACATCATGATGATTTTCCCAGTTCTTACGGACCTGTAGTTGGTTATCACGGTACTACAGGTGATAACTTCATGGACATAATGGGCGGAGCAGGTTTACAGACTCATGACCCTAATTATCCAACTATAAGCACTAACCCTTCGGAGTCGGCTACTTATGGTAATATACGGGCAAGTAGAAATACTGATTCACGCTTTCAATCACAGCCTAAGTTGATAGGAGTTAGACAAGCGGCGTTTGACCAAAATCACCCTAATTATATTGGTCCGAGTCAGGGCTTCACTCATCGTAAAGATTACGAAGGGGCGCAACATTTTGGTGGTAATATACCAAGGCAATTTTTAACGAATGTCCCAATGTCAAATGATATATTACAAGACACGATGTATGGGAGAGACGGTCGCCAAAGTGATTTGGACATAAATATGTCTTTACCTGCTGAAAGTCAAAGACATGCGAGTGGTAGAGTACAGGAAACTACCCCTATTCAATTCCCACTTATGAACCAAAGAGGCGAAGTTAGACCTCAAGAGCCTTCAAGTCGTATGCGATGGTCTCGCACATACGACCAAAGCATGGATGACTATAATCAACAAATGGCCCAATATATGGAGCCCACTCCTGTTCAACAACCACAAGACGCCTTTCAGACGCAGTTAAATTTTGAGTGAGTGATATGACGCTGGGTAAGAACACCATCACTGGCCGATTTAACGCAGACCAAGATTCTGTCATGAAGGTCATTCGCAAGCCACGGTTTGTTGACAACGCCGTACGACACGGTGAGTACACCAAAACTTCTGCTGGCTTTGTCGTCAACGCTCCTACGCAATCGGACTTCATGCCGACCACAGAGAAGCGTTACAAGTTAATTGAAGAGGAAGATACCATCCGTTTGCTTCACAATCCGACAGAGAATGTAAGATACGAAGGTGCGCTGTTCCTTGACGGCGATAAGATGACCACTGCGAGCACATTACCCGCACTGGCTGTCGGTGCAGAAGACAATGACCAAGCCCTCGTTGTATCACAGATTCAGGATGCTACCAAAGGTACGAGATTCAGACTGGAGAACCTCAAAGGTCGTAGTTTGCACTCCATGGGCTTCACCAATAAAACCATCCATTTTGCTCAGAAAGTTGGCGTGGGTTTGCGGACTTCTGATTTGGCTCACCGTGTCGCCAAAGCGAACACGAGCAGTATCAACGGTGTGCGGTCTCGTACGCCCAGCCTCACATTCTTGGCTCAAGACTTCTTAGGCGTAGACGCCTACAGTGCTCTAAGATACTTGTCAAAGCATGATGGGTACAGTCCCAAGTCTGACCGATTTGGAAATGTCTGTTATTTCCCTCAGAATCACATTGAGCGTGAATACTTTGTCGGTGAGAACAGAGTGTTGGGCGGGACAATTGAAGACAGAAACGAGAATACACCGAATCGTGTCGTTGTTAGAGGGAAAAGAATTGCTAACAATAAAGAAAATGTCGTTCAAGTGGATGATTTCGGCAGACAGCAAGACGGTATCAATGAGGTTCCCGGCGGAATACATGCACCTACGGCCATCACTAAGGCCAGTGCAAAGGTCATCGGCCAGCGTATGCTCAAGATGGCGAAGAACGCCACAGGCAGTCGCAGGTTAGTGAATGTAGCATCGGCCAGCCACATGCACCCCGGTGACATGGTGTCCTATCAGACTCGCAGTGACAACGAACGGTATGTTGTGCTGGGTAGTAAACTCAATCTTAACGAAAAAACCACCGAACTACATGTCAACTCGGTAGATGTGACACTGGAAGATGTACTGCAACGCTTCCAAGAAATAGATGTAGCAGGTAGTTCCGACGCCAACGAAGAGCGTAACAGGCAGTTCTCTGTAGAAGAGTTCAGTACATCCTTTGGCTTCAAGGTCAAGGTCACTTGGAAACTATCAGAGCGAGTGGACATGAATAGAGGTGTAGGTTACACAATCGGCCTCAATCGTAGGAACACCATTAACGGCACCAAGCAGTTACAGAGCACAGGTGTTCTCATCAACAACGGAGGTGGATATGCTATCGGCACAACCTCATTTACAGTGAATGGAACTAACGCTACAAGTGCATTTGGTACAGACAACCAAGCAGTGTATACTGCAAACGGTAACAAGTTAGGGCACATACACCTTGCTTCCGTAGCATCAACTACTGTTGTTATCAAGTCAGCCAGTGTACACAAGGTGGACGACGACGAAGAGTTGTTCGTACTTTCATCTGCAAGTTTCGCAGAAGAATTGAATTCCCATCTTAAGATTGGCTCAGTACACAGTTATTTCTTAGGGAACAGGAGAGGATGATATGCCGCTATTAAACGAAGGAACAAGATTTTTGATTGACACACTGAAAGGTCGTATTAACGAAGTAGTGTTCGGCTTTGACGGTACTGTAGCGACTCAGGAAGACGGGGGCATCAGTAGCCCTGCCGTTGTCGTTACCCCAACCGTCAGGGTGGTAGATGACAATACGCTCTTTGTTGAAGCGAAACTTGCTTTAGATACTACCTTCACCCGTCCACTGAGAGAGGTTGTCATTAGGTACAAGAATCCCAGCGATTCCACTGACACTACTGACTTTATGCGATACACTTACAACTCAGTGCAGAAGACCAGCAACAACGAACTCCATTTCTCGGCAATCATTGAGGTGACAGTATGACGAATCCAAAAGCAGGACACATGAGCGGAAGTGGCTTTGGTGCAAACGCACAAGGTCTAAGAGACGGGGATGGATTAACCAGCCCCAGTTTGACTAATATCTACGAAGGACTACACGGTAATGGTATCATGAGGCTCGGAGACGGGGCTCGTGGAGACTCATTAAGGAACAGTATAGTACCCAACACTCCCGGCTACATTGAAATCGGTAGCAGTAAAGGGGAAGTCAAGGTATACGGTGGAAACTGTGTACTTGACGGAACAATGTACAAGTTTGCAGGCGGACAGGGGTCAAGTGAGACCTTTACCGTAGGGACAACAGGAGGAGGTGCGAACCATAGCGGAGACCTCCCCAGCGTACCGGGCTCAACCAGTGATGTATTCGTAGTTGTCTTCCTTGTAGGTAGAAACACGCCGGAAGCGCACTTGATGTACGAAATGGGAACACCAGCCGCACCCAGTAGTGGTACGCCTCTGATTCCCAACCGTTTTCTTTCAACTCCCAGCATCAGCGGAAACACTGACGGTAATCATCATCACACTGTTCTCGGCGTGATAAGATACTCCATGACAGGTGGCGCAGGTAGCGTTACTGCTTCGCTCAACACTACGCCTACGATACATGACAGGAGGACTTACATTCGTTCGTCCCCACTGTACCTGACACCCATGACCAAAGGGTCAATCGGCAATGTAGACACCGCCAACGCTGTCACTGACTTGGACGGGTTTTTCTCCAGTCCCGAAGACGGCGACCTTAGCGGTAGTACCTTCGGAGCCATATGGCAAACTCATAGAGTAGATGTGGCGGGTAACAAGCACGGCGCAATCTACGCCTCAATACCGAAGAATCTCAACAGTACGCCTGTAACAAGCACCTATGTGCTTGGTCCGAATCGTCTTGAGACAGTCACTACTTCGGGGAATGTCACCTTCACCTTTGACCAAGCCAATATATGGATTGTCACTACGGACAACAACAGAACCATCAACCCTACTGGTGCATTCGGGGTAGGGCATGTCGTTGAAATCTACCACAAGGCTGGCTCTCATACCCTACACTTTGATTCAACGAGTGGCGGTCACAGTACGAGTACCAAAATCAATGTAGATGTCGCCATTAACAAGTACGCCAAGTTCATTTACGATGGCGCAAACTGGCACAAGGTAGACTTGCATACGGTGAGTTGATGGGTGGCTTCGTAGACCTTCTCAAGCAGAAGTGTGAGAATTGTAATCTCAAGGCTCTGCCTCTCTGTATTGTAGGTAACTACATCAGCGGCGAGAAGGCCGTTATTCACCAATGCCCTTCGTGCAAGTACATACGCTTTCACGGACAACTTGGCTTCAAAGGCGAGCGCAAGCGCAAGGCTAAACCTGTAGCAAATCAAACTGGCGGTCGGTTTTCTCGTTATCTTTTGAAGAAAAGCAAGCGGGCGTAGGAGGAATTGAACCCCCATCTCCGACTTAGAAGGTCGGAATGCTATCCGTTACACCATACACCCAAGTTGGACTTACTCTCGCTTTCCAATGATGTCATCAATGCGTAGAATACTGATGGTTACTTCACTTGCCGACTGAATAGCCTGCTTGACTAAATCAACAGGCTCGTAGACAGACTGCTCTAACATAGAGCAGGCTCCGCCATTTTCAATATCAGGGCCAGCGTCAGTGTTACCCAACTTATGCTCGTTCCTGAGTGTGAGGATGGTGTCCAGTGGGTCACGACCGGCGTTCTCTGCAATGGTAGCAGGTATGGACTCCAGTGCATCTGCGAATGCTTCAATGGCCATCTGTTCTCGGCCACCTGCTTCTGCCGCTCTTGAGCGTATATGCAGTGCCGCATTGAGATACGAAGAGCCTCCGCCTGCAACGACCTTACCGGTGTTGTAAGCGAGACAGACGACACCGAGAGCATCTTCAAATCCACGCTCAGTCTCATCAAGGGTCTGCTTGGTAGCACCACGCAGGATGAGAGTAGTCACTTCACCTTCTCCCTTGACGACAACATACTTCATGTCACCTATTTGCTTGCATTCAACATCACAGTCTACTGCTTCTATCAAGTCGTCAGTGCTGTGAGCAACTGTGGCTCCGAGGAGTTTAGACAGAGCGGTCATATCACTCTCAGGTATACGATGAACCAGCGAAATGTCAGACTTGGCCAGTGTAGCCGCTACAACTTCATGAACGGTGTCTCGGCAAAAGACGACTCCACCTTTGGGGAGCAGGTCAATGATGGTCTGAGCCTTGTCCACCCATTGTTCACGACCTGATTGTCGCTTGTACTGTTGGTACTCACTGGCCGAGGATAGGCTGAGTTGGATGTTACCTTCGTCTTTGATGTCGCTGAGTCCAGTATTGATGATTAGAGCCTTACCTGTCGGTACGAGAGGCATAGCAGGGAGTATGAACTCCTTATGCAACACCACGCCGGAGAAGCAGGACGAATCGTCTAAACTACCACCGGGCTGACACAGAACACGGATGCGTTCGTACTCGCCACCAGCAGTATTGACAGCCTCAACGCACAGTTCACTTACATGCTCAACGCTGGATTCCAACGCTTTGCCTGTAATTGATGTCTTGGCTACCATAGCAAGGTGCTTCTTTGCAGAGAAGGTCAATTGTTGCTCAATATGTTTGGTTGCCCAGCGAGAGCCCTTTCTATATCCACGACAGATGATGTTAGCATGTAGACCCTTGCTGAATAGGAGTTCACTGTTACCCAGTAGTTCACCAGCAAGAACGACCGTACTGGTCGTACCGTCATAGCACATGTTCTCTTGAGTGTTCGCCGCTTCTACGACCATCTTTGCCGCAGGGTGAGTGATGTCAAGTTGCTGTAAGATGGTAGCACCATCGTTGGTCACGATGACATTACCGCCACCGTCTACCATCATCTTGTCCATGCCCATTGGTCCAAGTGTAGTCTTGACCGTGTTCACTGCTCTCTTCGCCGCCCGTATGTTGTGGACGACTGCGCTTGTATTTCCTTCGTTTTCGTTCATATTTCTCTCTCCTCTCACCAGTCTACTTCGTATTCCTTGACTTCACCTGTCTTGCGACACCGAGCCTTCACGAAACCTTCATTCAAACCATGTTCCCATAGTTCGTATACCAGTTGAGAATCTTTGAGGCAGTATTCCGCCACTTTGTCATAATTGCCCTTCCTCCATTCAACAGGAGCATCGTGGCTGTTCATCAGTTTACCTTTCTTGAGTGTATGTAGACATGCATCAGATAATGGGACAGCGTGTCCTGTGATGCTCTTCAACAGAGCAGATGTATCAAAGACTTGCTCTTCGGACTTAGCCATGATGTCACCTGCTGTCCAGCAATCAAGTGCGTCTCTGATGATGGGGAGGTCAAACTGTTTCAAATTGTGACCGAGAACCATGCCTCCCTCTGAGACATGCTTAGCCAAGTCTTCACCTATAGTCTTGGGATGCAGAGGCTTGACCTCTGTTCCTTCGGGTAGGTACTTTGACACCTTTTCGTTAGCGTAGACTACGCCCTTTTCGCC